GGCTCCGCCAGCGGCGTCTATTGAGCAGTTAGCAAAGTATGAGCGGGCACTGTCCAAGGTTCAGAATCTTATTGCTACTGGAAAGGTTAGCAATGACCGGTTTGCTCAAATCTTTGGAGCGTTGAAGTCTGGCTCTAGTTTAACTAATCTTAACTTGTCAGGTGACGAGCAAAAGATGGTCAGAGCTTTGGGACAGATTTCAACAGGATTTAAGACAGCAACTGAACACGCACAAGCCTTCCACCTTGGAGCGAAAAATGCTTTCCGTATCACGGAAGCCTTACTTCTGAAAGAAGTTATTAGTTCCTTGGTGTTTCAACTCCAGAGAGCTATCCTTGAAGCTGTGCAGTTTGAAATTAAATTGAGTGAAATCCGAACACTCTCAACTGAGAATCAATCATCCTTTGACGCATGGTCAAAGTCGATTGAACGAGTTTCAAATGCTCTCGGCCTTCCAGAAGTCGAAGTTGCAAAGGCTGCATACGAAGCTCTGTCTGCTCAGATTGTTGAAGGTCGAGAACAAACTGAAAACTTCTTAGTGTCTGCTGGTAACCTCGCTCGTGTAGGTGTATCTAGTATTGGTGACTCAGTTAAGGTTCTACAAGGTATATTCAACGCTTACGGCCTCAGCGTTGAACGTGCTGATGAAATCAGTGCTAAGTTGTTTGTTGCAGTTGACCGTGGTAACTTTACCATTAATGACTTAGCAGGAAATCTTGGTAGAGTTACAGCGAGTGCTGCGGCAACAGGCATACGCATTGAAGAAGTTTTGGCGGCAATGACAACCTTGACAAGACAGGGTGTGTCATCTGCTGACGCTCAAACACAGCTTTTGAACGTCTTTTTGAAACTGCAAAATCCAACACAAGCAACCACCAAGTTTCTTAAGTCAATGGGTTTTGAAACTGGACAGGCAGCTGTTCAGGCTTTAGGATTCGTCGGTTTACTTAAGGAAATTGAGAAAGCCACTAAAGGCGATGTTGCAGCTTTAGCTGATTTTGGCGGTGAATTGCGTGCTATTCGAGGTTTGATCGGTTTGACTACCCGTGGTAAAGGTGGAGAGTTTGAACAAGACTTGGCTATTATCGAGAAGGATGCCCAAGAAAAGTTCAAGAACGCCAGAGCCATTAGAGGCGAGTCTGCGGGGGATCAATTAACTCTTGAATTGAATAAAGCCAAGAACTTCTTTACTAATGAATTTGGGCGTGACACACTCAGAACCCTTAATGAAATTTCCAAAGAATTTGGAGGTCTCAATAAGGTCATTCAAACTGGTACCAATGCTGTTCTCCTAATGGCTAAAGTGTGGGGAACATATTTTGTTGCCACTAAGATTGCCGCAGGTGCACAAGCTGCGTTTAACCTAACCCTAAATGCTTTCAACAGTGGTGAAGGTCTTGACTCAGTAAAAACGCTTGAGAAGAATTCAGCGGCCGCAAATACATTTGGAAAAGCATTAGCGGCTATTGGGGTTGTTGCGGCGTTTTCAGTGGCTGTGGATGAGTTGGCGAAGTTCCGACGTGAGTTGGATGAAACTAACAAGAAGTCTGAAGAATACGAGAATACTCTCAAGAGAATAAAATCTCTGCGTGAAGGTAAGAGCGAGTCTGGTGAAGCTGTTGGTCACAAACTGTTTACACAATCTGCATTGGACCAATCCACTGCGTTCTCGGGATTTGTTGACAAGTTGTTTCAGCCGTTATTGCAGAAAGAAGCTGAAGCTGCTAGGGACGCGAACCGTGTTCTTGAAACTGTTCGGGAAGAAGGTAAGACAACTGCTTTGGAATTGGTTGAAGCCTTCAAGCGGGCCGGGGATAGCGTTGATAGTTTAATTAAACGTTATCGTGATGGATTCCGTAGAGCCGACCAAGCTGTTGAACAGTCTAAGAAAACTGTTGTCAGTATGAAGGAAACCGTTCAGAGTCTAATCTTTGACTTGAAGTTTGAATTCGCGGATTCAACGCAGAAATTCATTCTTCGAGAACAAGAGATTCAACGGATGACTTCCGAAGCTGAACGGCTCTTAACTTCTAACAAGCAGGAGGATATTGACAAGGGGACTCAACTTTCTCAGGAGGTCTTGAGGAAGGTCAAGGAAGATGGACGTGAACGTGTTCAAGCTGAAGTGGATGCGATTCGTGCAGAACGGGAACGACAGTTCCGTTTAACAGGCGGGAAGTTTGCAGATAACAGTCCCATCTTTGCACAGACCGATGCTCAACAGGAACGTATCCGACAGTTTGGTGAATTCTTCATCCGATTGCAGGAAAACATCCAACACCGGAAAGAGCAGGAGAAAGCCACCAACGATGAATTGGCCCGACAAGAAGAAGATCGCATCCGTCAGTTGCAGAAACGAATTGAACTGTTCAATGCTTTGAAACCGTCTGACGAGTCAGGGGCAATCAAGCCTGAGTTCCGAGACCCGGCCACAGGTAAGTTTGAACCTACCAAATTTGGTAAGGAATTCGAACAACGTAGTAAGGCAATCACCGATCTTCTCTCAACTGAAGAAGAAAAATCTTTGGTGTTGCCGCAGCTTGAGAAAGCCCGTCTCAATCTTCTGAAGCAACAAACTGCTGAATTGAAGGTTCAAGAGATTTCTACCAAGCAACTACAACTTGGTAATATCCGGCAGACCATCAAAGAAGAATTTGAGAAAGCTACACAAAGGCGTGTGCAAGCGTCACAACGCACAGAAGACGCCAGTAAAGAACTCAAAGTTGCATCGGAGATTGTCCAAGGATTTACTAATCGGGCAAAGGGTGAAACGTTTTCTACGGTTGGACAAGATGAAAACCGAGCCAAACGGTTTGCACTTCAAATCTTTACCGCGATCGCAGATGCTAGTGATGAATTGGACCGACAACGTGGAATTACATCAAAATCTGTAGACGAACGTGGTAAGATATTCAACGACAAGGAAACTCAACGTCTCTTGTCTGGTATAGTTAAACTGCAAGGGGACGTAGAAAAATCCAGGTCACGTTTAACTGAACGCGACGTATCCGGAAATTTAGTGGCAACTCCCAAGGATATTGCAGACTTCCGAGAACTTAGCACACAACTGTTGGGTAAATTGGACTCCTTTGTTGGGAAATTCAACGGAGGGAAGCTGAACAATGACAGTTTCGCAGTGCCAGGGGGTGTAAGTCTTGGTGAACTCCGGACACAATTTGATAATGCATTGAATTTAGCCGCAGCCGCTAAAAATGCAGAGCGTGAAGCTGTCAAATTCCAACAAGGACTTAATGAACAACTCTCCAAGATTTTTACGCCTGCCCAACTTGCTGCCGCTAAACAAACAATTGCCACTGAACAGTTAATATCTCCAACGTTTCGCACTGCATCTGCCACTGAAAATCTTGTTAGGGAAGTTCAACGATTACCTACCTTGTTGCCACCTGCGGCCCCAGCAAACATTCCAGTCATGCCTTCTGGACCAGGGTTTCACGACGGCGGTTTAATTAAGGGACCGAAGGGGTATGACAACTTACTGATTCGTGCAGAGGCCGGGGAATTTGTGATGAGTCAAGAAGCCACTAGAAAATGGCTGCCGCAACTTATCGCAATGAACAACGGTAGATCGCCGAAGATCGCGGGTAAGTATCATGAAGGTGGATTGGTGCAGACAAATGTTGGGGACGTTAATGTCACCATCACCGGGCCGGTGTCCCCGGAGAAGAACATCAAGCAGATTGGGAAAGCCTTACGGCGTGAGATTCGCCGGGGCAACCTTGACCTCAAACCGAGAAGGTAACCTATGGACCGTATGCAACTTGAACAACTGATTGACGTGTCGGTGTTCAACAAGATCAGCAAAAAGACCCGACATTTTCGTGGTGGTCGGGATGTGTTGAATCTTCAAGGGTTCTACCCAGTCATTCAACACTTCGGGCGTGATGCGAGTGGTGAACTGTTCCTAAAGGACACGTACAGTCTCCACAACGACATTACGAACGAAGGCAAGAACGAAATTCTGGACATCATGTTCTCGGACGGCACGCAGATTGCCGCGTCGTCTTGGTACATCGGGCTTATCAGTAACTCTGGCTACTCCGCTCTTGCAGCGGGTGACACGATGGCGAGTCACGGTGGCTGGACAGAGTTTACTGGTTACTCGCAAGCTACTCGTGTGGCTTGGGGTCCAGGCAACCCGGCGTCCCAAAGCATTACCAATGCTTCCCCGGCAACGTTTGACATCAACGCTTCCGGTACGTTGAAGGGTATCTTCGTGACGAGCAACAGCACCAAGAGCGGCACCACAGGTAAACTGTGGGCAACTGGTCTGTTTGCTGCGGACGTGCCTGTCAGCAACGGTGACCAGATGAAGATTACCTACACTGTGAGCAGCTAATGATTTATGAGCTTTCGGTGTTCCATACTTGGGTACCCACCCAGGTAATAAAACAAAAGCCAGAACGTCGGACTATCCAGAGTACCCTCTTTTTACGTCAGACGATTCAGCACAACATTCGGACCCGGAAGCTCTCGTCACAGTTGAATCTCTCGCAAGCGGTAGGGTTACGGACAAGTGTTTATAACTTGTCCGTAACTTCTTCCTTGCGATTCTCCCAAACAGTCGGACGCAATCCCATTTACCTTAGTGTGAACCATCTGTTGTTCCACTGGCAAACGGTGCAGCGTCCTAAATGGGAGAAGGTGACGAGTTTATTTAATCCGAGTCAAACGGTTGTTGGACATGGGTGCCGTTCAATCAAATCGATCTTACAGTTTAATCAAACTGTAATTGGGAATGTGGTACGCAACAGGACTATAACTCAAAACCCTGGATTCATTAGTGGCGTGTCGGCGTGGATCGCGGACCCTAACTTCAACTTCTTGAATCCAACGTTTACTGTCATAGATCAAGTGAGGTTCAAATATAAGGACTATCAGTTCTATCTGAGAAAGCCTGATTTTGATGACTCATACACCTATGATTTGACTAGGATCAGTAGACGAAGTCGTGGCGGTGACCTACTGATTAGCCGCGATGCAATATGGCCAGCAACGAAAACCTTGAACATTCGTTTTACGTTCCTGAGCCAAGCAGAAATCGACAAACTTCTTTACTTTATGCAGATCACTCTTGGTAAACGCTGTCGCTACCTTAACTATGACAACGTCGAGTGGGATGGATTCATAATCAACCCACAAGCCGTGGCACAACAAGTTGGTCGCAGCAACCAAGCAATCTCCATTGAGTTTGAGGGTGAGCCGGTCTAATTAAACTGGAGAACCATGAGGAACATTAGTCCTGCGGCTTTGGCTCAAATTCAGGAAAGGGAAGGCACGGAACCCATCACACTGGTTCAAATCTTTTGGGATTCGGACCAGTCTGTGATCTACGGGGACCGTGCCTTTACCCCTGGCATCCAAGGCCAATTGTTGGATGTTGGTGAAATCAACAATGTCATCAACGCCTCGGAAGGTAGCAACAGTGGGTCAGTGTCCATTAGGTTAGAAGATAAGGACGGGATTCTTAAGTCCATCTTCGATACTATGGATATACACAAACGACCCGTCTACATTTTACAATGGTTCCCGTACATTCCACTCAGTGAAGCATTCATTGTGTTCGACGGGGTTATCTCTAGCCCTATTGAATGGAATGAAGGTGAACGGACTCTCAGCTTCGAGGTTCTCAGCCAAATTGAGGACTTAGAGGTTGGCTATTCAGCCGAAGAAGGAAACTTCGAATACATCCCACCTAACTTGGTGGGCAAAGCATGGCCGTTAGTGTTTGGGTCTGTTCTCAATTTGCCGTGTGTCCAAATCAATGAATCACCCACTGGTAACAGTTTAGATGACATCGGTTTGGACGGCACCGGGGACAACCAAGGAATCTTATCAGACATTGCCGACAACGAACTGCGAAACCTCACCTTGTTGGAGGAACTAGAGCGTGAGTGTTTCTTGATGGCGGCGATCCTATTAGGGAACGCAACCTCATTGGATGCACAAACTGTAGGCGGGTCTGCTGGGCTTACAGGTGGTGGAACTGTTGATGCTACCACAGGTTTGTCCGGAAGTTTAAGTAGACAATCTGACAACCCCGTTGCTCAACAGCTTTACGACCTTGGCACGCAATACGAAGAAAAGGGAAACGAGTACCGGGCAGAACGTCTGCGACCATTTAACACAGGCTTGACGGGCACACCTGAACAAGAGGCGTTGGACAGGAATCAGGTGAGAGTGGCAGGTGGAAGCAAATTCCCACAGAAACAAAACCTAATCATTAGGATTAATGGAGTCGCACATGAAGGCTATTTTGAAGGGGATATTTTCCATATTGTTTCCTCAACGTCGCCCTTTGCGGATCAAACGGCAGTGGCAGGCCCGACGCAAGTCATTGACCGAGCAGTCGCAACAGAATACCAAACCGACCTCGCGGTGTCAACTTTCTTTTACTCGATTGCTGGGGCGTCTGTAACTGTAGGCGGAACATATCCGATTTGGTATGTTGCAGGGTTACCGTTTCTTACCAACATTGTTGTGTTCGGTAAAAAGACAACTACTGGCAACAACAAATATGTTGTACCCTCCAGTTACTATTCAGTTGTGTACAAAACTTTTGGAACTCTTCAAGCAACCTTTATCCAGATGCACACCCCACTGAGTTCAAGGAATGGTGAGAATTGGACAGATGAAATCTGGATCAACTGCACAAGTCCAATCGGTCCTAATGCTGTGGACATTATGCAGTATCTTATCACCAACTACACCAACCAATCTTATGACACTACCACCTTCAATGCGGTCCGCAGTTTAGTTAATCCATACAAGTGCAACTTCGCCTTAACCGATAGGTTAGGAAGTTTGCAAGTTCTGGAGGACATTGCCTATCAGTCACGATGTGCCATCTGGTTCAAAGGCGGAAGATTCTATCTTAAGTATCTTCCCAAGAAATATGATCCAGTGGACTCGATCACCGAGGACGATGTTGAATCTGGAACGATGCAAGTTGTCTGCACAGACACTGAGGATATTGTCACGAAGTGGTCTGTGAGTTGGAAAGAACGACTTGACCGTGATACACCTAACAGGATCGTATATCGTTATCATATCCGCAAGTACGGATTGATAGAGAAGGATTACGACTGTTACATCTACAACGCGAAAGCCAGTGTTCAGAAGTTCGCACAGTTCTGGTTGATAAGAAAAGCTAACACTTGGAAAAAGATTCAGTTCTCAACCTTCCTAAGTAAGTTGAGGCTTGAACCCTTTGACTCAGTTTTGTTAGACTTCACTTACCCGTGGGCGTCTGATCCGAATTGTGTGGAGCCGGTTGTCGGTATTGTTGAAGAAGCATCCTATGACTCCAACAGTCAGCGGGTGCAACTAACGATTTGGTTGCCAATTCGCTTGGGTGAAATGTGCCCGTATGATTTTGCTTACCCAAGTGATCTTGATACGACGTTCATTTTCCCACAGGAGAACGATCCAGGCATCAACACGGATGTACCTGGCTCGGGTGCCGAGGGTCCGTTATACGACCAATCTCCGCATACTGGCCCAGGAGGTATTCCAGGCTCGACCCCACCTTTCTCTGGCTTTGGTGGCGACACGACGCCTGGAGACTCTCAGGATGAAGGAAACGCTATCTTCGACCCACCTGTGGCATTAGACCCAAGCGAATTGGTCAACACTGGTCAACCGCCACCCGTGCAAAGCATTAGCCAGAGAATTATCAAGCCACTGAATCTTGATGAACTTGATGTTCCGGATGCAACATTCCCTGGAAAGGTTGTTGAGTACCGTGATACTTCAGGTGGACGCCAACGATATGCAGTGGATATTTACTTGTCCGGTTTAAGTAAACCGCCGAAGCGTTTCGAGTCAATACAACTTGTTGTAGAAACTGAGGACCGAATCCCTGCTGGCACGCCATGCATGGTTTCACGAAACTGTGAGCGTGACGAGAATGGGTTGGTGTCTAATATGGAATACACAATGCAAGTCCCGATTTGGCTTGAACCGATAACCACAACACCTGTTGCTCCAACTGAACTGCCGCAGTCCGATCCAGGTTCAAGTGAACCGCCATTAGCTGAAGTTCCGCCTCAGACTGATGGGGGTGACCAATGACAATACTACCAGACGGCCGATGGCGTATGTCATCGGCCGAACTGGATAAACAAGTATGGAAACACCTTAAAACGTGGACACTGGACCCAAATGATGATCGGTGTTTGATTCCTAATTTCCCGGAGTGTAACCGCCGGAGTCTGCAAGTATTGTGCCAACCTTGTGGACGTAAGAGTAACATGGGTTATCACTGTAGCAAGTTTGACACACTTGTCTCAGTGACCTATTGCCAAGATTGTGTCTCAAAGGGGAATAACCTTGAATCAGGACAAGCAACTTCCCCGGAGACTTCCGGCAGCACCCAGGATAATCACTGATGTGTTCCCGAAAGAATATCCAATCTTTTGGGGACCTAATCAACGTATCTTAGAGGATGATGTCTACGTTGAGCCGAGTGGCTTTGTCCACAAACGGTATCTAACACCACCAAGGATTGTGAGATTTATTACCGATGCCCATGAAGTAATTGCAGAGCCTCAAGACGTGTGTACCTTTGAGAAGGGACATATTTACCCTGTTCCCGGATTCCCAATCTTTGCAGTAAACTTTCGTAGGGTTATTGGGACAACGTTTGATGGTGGGGCGTATTGGGTTGATTGCAATGAAGCTATGAGTGACCCTGGTGCGAATCCTCCCGCACGAGGACTAACACAATACATTAATGCGTTGACTGGTGACTTGGTTATTGTTCAACCTGACATCCTAGCAAAATATCCAGATGGACATTTTGAGGACAAACTCTTTCAACAAGCGTTTGATGCAAACCACACGGAAATAAGTTTTTATATCTTGTGGTGGCGTTGGTTTGACACCAACAATGCCCCTTTGGGCGAAACTTTCAGAACTAGCACCACAATCTTGAACACCAATCCGATACCGGGTCAACAACTTCTGAGTCAAGTTGATACTGACCCAATCTGCCCGGACGATTATTTCTCGGGGTGCCCATGCCAACCGTAAACAACAACTTCTACAAGGAAATTGGGACTGCCCTGGAAACACAGAATAAAGGGCAGATTCACGATTACTTGTATGCTCAGAATTACCTACGGGAAGATGCCATCCACCCGTTTGATCCAGTGACGCCTTTGATGGAAGAATTCTTTGGCCCAAAGAATCTCACACTTTTGATTATCAGTAAGAAGTACACCCTACCTAATGCCTCAGCCAGTCTCGCTCTCGATAAGATTAAAAAAACTTATCCACTATGGTGCAAGTACAAAGTGTATATTTGGGTTGATCTTGTTCTTGCTTTGAGGGTGTTGGAAGCAAGCGATGACGATACCCTCTATAACGAAATGGTGGCAATGGCCAGCCAACTCGAACAAATTTGTGGGGATATGGTGAACTACGGTTTTGAATGGAAGGGAACGTTGTCCGAAGGTAAGGACACAGCCTACTTCCAACAGTTCGTTGACCCATTCTACAAAGGATAGGAATGCTCAACAAACGCCTTCAAAAAGTTGCTGTCAGAATGGCGAGAGAGCACCTGACATTATCAGAACTAGGGATCACCCTGTCTGAAATCAGGGAAATGAAAGACAAAGGATACCATGTTCTGTGTCAACAGCAACATGGTAAGGGACGTGTGTACTACATCGGGAACCCGGAAGATGCTCCGTATGTTTTCCATTCCCCTAAGCAAAAGGGAAGTCAGGAATACAAATGGGTGGAGCTAAGTGACACGCACGCAGGCTGCCGAGCGTTTGATGCTAAAGGGCTTGCAGAATGTCTGCAACGTGCAATGGATGAAGGTTTCGAGGATGTGCACATCAGTGGTGACTTACACGACGGACGACACGTATACAAAGGACAAGACACCGAACTGAAATACTTTACCGCTGACGACCAAGCACAATGTCTTGCTGAAGTTTTAGTAAACTATCCTCTTAACTACATCGCTATTATGGGTAACCATGATGAATCGTTCATCAAACACGGTTCCCCGAACCCTGTGTCCCGGTTAGAAGAGATTATGCGAAACGAAGGTAAGCACTTCGTTTACTTAAACTCGATGGCAGGGGATATCATTATCGGTGGCGTCGTCAAGAGGATGGTGCATCTTTGCGGCGGTGGGGCCTACGCTAAGTCTTACCCCGGACAAGTTTATCTAAGGAACTTGTTCGATTCCCGAGGGGAAGATGTGTGGGTTCGAGGTAACAAGTACCGGCTGCGATTTGGACAGTTTGGACATTTCCACAGTAACATCACTTATGAGTCCAACGGGATGTGGTGTACACACCCAGGGAACTTCCAGTTTCCAAATACACTGACCACTCGACTTGGATTGGTGGGTGACCAAGGAATGCGACTGACAACCATCAAGATGGAGAATGGTGTTGTGTACGATTACACCAGCAAGTTCATCAAACCTCGGAGCAAGTATCGTCAGTAAATAAAATAAGGGGACCCAGGTGGGTCCCCTTAATTCGTTTAACATGTACACGGGTATTTCAGCGGTAACGAATAGGTTATACGTATTTGATCCCCGACACAATAGAAGATCGGACCATACAGAATTTTTGAGGCAAGTGTCATGTGTGAAATAGTGATGTACTCAACCGTCATTGTCTTTGGGAAAGTCAATGGTTCCAGAATCCTATCGAAAGACCCAGGTTTCATAGTCCCGACTAAATAGAATTCTGGACCACCGTTCACAGAGACCCTGAACAGAGTCTCCTGTTTGAAGGCAAGTTCGTACTTGGAGAAGAATACGTTCTTGATGTGCCGGAACCATGCTAAAGTTTTCTTAAACGACATTAGAACTCTCCTTCAAAGGTTGTTGGACCCATCGTGTAGAACTTGTTTTCCTTGTGGAATTTGGCTCTGGCAAACAATCGTCTACCAATTCGAATTTCGCCGGACACAATTGTTGCACCCATCGAATCGTAGATAGCACTGATTTTTGTTTTACCTTGAGCCTTGGTGACACTGCATGGCAACGTGAGCGTTGCTCCGCCGGCTGTACGCATGACCATTTGAACGCTGTCCGGGTTAGTTAGTGCCCGCAGCAACAAGGTCGCCATCTGAAACAGGGCTAGGAGGGCTGGAACCCACGTCATAGAATTTCAGCAACTGTTTGTACACCGCAGCAGTGGTAACACAATCACCAAGGGCACGGTGTGGGTCAGGGTTCTCGATTCCGAAACGTTTGGCTAAAACTCCAAGACTCACTTTTGGGAACGGGATGCGTTCGTTTCGGTTGTCGGCAATATCGTTCATACTCAGGGCTAAGGCCATAGTGTCCCGGAAGTGCCGATCAAATAACATTTCGTAAGTTTGCATTCCTAACCAATTATGCAAAAAGCCTCGATCAAATGGCCAGTTCTGAGCGATCGGTACGATCCGTTTATTTAACGGTAGCCGTAACTTCTCGAACCATTCAACCAACAAGTCAGCAACCTTGTAAGCGTCCAAGCAATTCAACATGACATGGGCCAAGTCTATCTTGTTGATTAACATGGCATCCCGGTCGATTCGTTTTCCGGGAATCGGTTGCATCTGTGTATTGAACGGTAGCACAGTTTTATTAATCGAGTAGTCAGCATTCAAAGGAAGAATGCAAATCTCAATGATACTGTTCTGCTCAGGGTCGAGTCCCGTTGTTTCGGTATCAACCGCACAGAATAGATTCCCATTAAGATGCACGGGCGAAGATTGCTTAAAAGGTTTCATTAAACTCCAAGGTTAAAGGTGTCGATCAACATTTTCGCCTTGCGATTGAGTTGGTCCTTGTTGCCGTTGTTGTCAACGATCAAGTCCCAATCTTCACAATCCTTTAAGGCTGTGTCCGCCTCGTCGTTAAGAACCGGAACATCGTCCCGAATGACCTTGACACAATACCCACCAAGTTCCTTAACCATGTTGAACTCGTTCGGGAATCGTAAATCCTTGACAAGGAGGATGTCAACTTGTGGTCGTGTGAGCAAGGCTCGGACCCACACGTCAGGATCATACTGCCGCATGTGGTTCCCAACTTCGATCCATAACTGTCGTACTGTTTTGCCAAGAGGCTGAAGCACGATATTTTTGTCTTGAGGGTTGGTTTCATAATGTTCCTTACGTTTGAGTCCCGCCCATGAGTACCACTTGTAGCTCGCGTCTTTCAACTCGTCTGCGAACCCGGCCACCTGAACATTAATCTTGCGGCTAGTTAAACGCAAGTTAGTTGCCAGGAAGCCGGACAGGGTATCCTTACCCGTTTGTGCCCGGTGACCAAAAGCCACTATCTTCATTTGTCATTCCTGATGAAAATTCCATCACGTTGGTATGGTTTCCCTGGTGTCACTGAAACATCGAACGTGATGTTGCCGATGTAAGCGTTGGGGTCGTCTGTACACTTGCCCTTCGGGAACTTAGCCGGAATCTCCAAGCTGACTCGCTTCTTACTCCACTTGTTCACTTCGTTAGGTGGTAACCCCTCGGTAAAGCGTTCATAGAACTCGGAGAAGCTAACCCGGTGTCCGACAATGTTGTAACACTTGTTATCAAGGAAGTCTTGCAGTTCCGTTTGATTAGCAGTTTGTGCATCAACCTTGTCAGCGGTCACAAGAATCGGGATGTTCAGTCGATCATTAGACGGAGGCAGTTCTAGTTTAAGTAAACTCGCAAGGAAGTCTGGTGCCTCTTTCTCCAACATCTTAATGAATTCCTTCTTTGGAATCTTCTGCTCAGGTGGAAGTGGTGGCACTTGAATCATCGTGATGCGTGTGTCGCCTGGAAACATTGGGCAAGCACTTGGCTCATTGGCACACTGAATCCAGTGTGTCGTGTTAGGTATCATGTACGGGGTCGCACCCTTAACATGTATCGAGATATTCCTCGATGTCACCCAATCCTTGATTCGGGCGTAAGCCTGCTTACTTGTTCTTAGGTCTGTTTCCTCGACGACGCATAACACAGAGTTGTCGAATTCTCCGTTAAACCCTCCTGAGCTAATAAGAGCTGTATCTGCACGCATATAACCACGGGTAAGTAACAGTTCGATGGCTTCGTGGAATATAGACTTTCCCGTGTCCTGTTCTGGAGAATAGAAGAATAGATATGGTAAAGGTTCATTGGGTTCCTTAATTAAACTGGTGATCCAACATCTAAGGTACTCAGCACCTTTGACGATTCCATTGGCTTTACACCAAGAGTTTTCTAAACAGGCAGCATCAAGGCTCTTTCCACAATGTTCAAGGATTGAGTCCCAATTCTTATGCGGCCCAGGCTCGGGCGAGGGTGCGTACCGCAATTGTGCAGCCTTCCTGTTCCAAGTGCGATCACCTGGATACTCAGGTTGGAACGGCCGATTAACTAATCTCCAAGGCTTAAAGATGTTTTCACCAATAAGCATAACCTTGGCTTCGGTCGAGTAGGACATTGAGTCCAACGCGGCACGCACATGTACCAGCGGTTCCTCGTTCCAGCGGTTCTCCGCTTTAATCATCCACCCACAATCGGCACCATCAGGCGAGAGTAGGTGTCTGACAATATCATCGAACGCTAGATTGCTCTCAGCTTCCAGTTTCGGCGGTTCCTTGATCCTAACAACCCTGGACCAATTCTTCGGGTCCTTGATCCAGCCATCCATATCGTCACTGTTATCTTCCTTAGTGGCAGGTATTGTGACAATAACCTTGCCATCTTCCTTGTGTTGTTTAATTAAACCGCTTCGGTTCTTAAGAGCAACATGCACATCGACCTCTGCCCCTAATTGTCTTAGTGCCTTTAACATACGCTCAACTGAATCGAAATGCTGTCCACCTTTAGGGTGCTCAACACCCCCTGCGATTTTACAAGCGGTTCCAAAGTCCAACTCGCGATTAAGGAAACATTTCGTCCATCCTGACCCATCTTGCTCCCAGGTGTCAGATTCTTTAGTTCCTGGTGAATAGCGTCGCACAGCCCAGGTTCCTCTAGGCAGCGGGTAAGCAAAGCAATTGTGGTCGCCACCGCGTTGCGATCCTGTTGCGAGAGTATCAAAGTGACCTCGTAGGTTAAGGATATTGTGTGCCTGTTTCAGGTGGTAGGTGTGGGTTACAAGCATCCAATGGTCCGAGTCCCACCACCAGAATGCTCCACTCTTTTCAAGAAAATCTAATAGGGCTTTATGTTCCCCGTCCAGTTCTACCTTTGAACGCTGTCCTGTGAGTTCGTTGAAGGTGTCCTCGGTTACGTTCCCTGTACCTGTAAGTATGGTACCTTCCACGAATGCAGGTCGCGTTTTCATTGCACGCCCGCAGACAACGTTCAAATGATCCTTCCAGTTAGGAGGAACCGTCTCAAGCGGGTTTCCAGTTTTAATAATCTTCAGACCGATCTTTTCACCGTTGTCATACATCTTCCTGTGCCACACCCACATGTTACCACCGCAAATGTCCACCTTACGATTGAAATCAAATGTGGTAGCAGCGGTGAGCATCGAGAGAATAGCACGGGCCAATGCTGCATGTTCGTGGTGATTGGCTGTGGTCACTGGATTAATTAAACTAACGTACAGGTGGAGTCCCTTTCCACTTGTGGACGTACGCAGGGATACCCACGGTACCTGCTTCACAACCTCACGTATGTCACCTAACTCCGTGTCTGTTAGCTTCTTGGCGTGCCGGTCCGAGTGCCCTGTTAAAGCATCGAAGTCATAAGCAAACCACCTACTCACACGTTTCTTCCAGTCCCAGCCGGTCATACCAATTCCTTCAGCATGTTTACTTAAATCAAAGGACATTGCTCTGTCCTCGTACTCCGGCTCCGTGTTTGCCTTGTACGGGATTCTGAAGGACTTCCACGTTGTTAGGCCGTCTGTCCAGGCAAGCCACTGCTTACCTCGGTACTCGCCCTCGGTTCTCTCGCCGCCATCCTGTGCGACGTTGACCTGCACTTCCATGTTATACGAGTACATGGACGCTAGGTCTGGCCACGTTTTAGCCTCAAGGTGAGCCTTGATCGCTTGTGTCCGTGTTGGTTGACCCATAGTTTAATTAAACCCTCCGAATGGTTTGTAGATTAGATTAAACTAATCTAGTCTAGTGAACCTTACCTGAATTGTTTACTGTTGATGATTACATATACGGCAATAGTGTCGATGATTTTTCAAGAATTTACTGACGGTGTTCTAGGCTCTTTTTACTGAGAATCCGTTTTTCTTTTTTCTTTTTCAGGGAAAGAGAAGAGAATCGACAATCATCAGTAAATGAAGATTTTTGAAAATTTTGCGGCCCATTGCCGTATTGACCTCCGAACCATTCCCGATCACCAGGGAATGACCAACTCAGTTTAGTTTAATCTAAACTGAGTGACCTCCAATCCGGTTTAGTTAAACTGGATGCAGGAGTTCAGCTTGGAGACAGGCAACTGGACACCTTAGTTTTCTTAAACCCTGTCGAGGATTTCTGTATTATGTCTCAGACGCAACTGCTGCACATCCCGCTGGCCAACATTCGGGAGAACCCGCTCGCCCTGCGACCCGTGGACAAGACTGGTGAGAAGTATCTGCAACTGGTCGATTCGGTCAAACAGCACGGGGTACTTAACCCGATCAACGTGCGGGAAATCGAACCGGCTGCGGACGGCACCAAGTTGTACAGCGTGTGTGACGGTTTGCACCGGTTTACTGCGGCGAATGACGCAGGTCTACCGAGTATCCCGGCCCAGGTTATCAACAAGACTGACGCCGAGGTTGAGGAAGCACAGATCATTGCCAACTTCCACAAGGTCGAGACGAAGCCCGCCGAGTACAGCAAACAGCTGAACCGCATCGTGCTGCGTAACCCGGACCTGACGATGGGTGAGTTGAGCAATCGCCTCAACATGTCGTCTACGCAGTTGGCCGAGCGAATGAGTTTAGTAAAACTCACCGAAAACATTCAGAAGTTGGTTGACGAAGGGAACATCAAGCTGACGAACGCGGTTGCGTTGGCCAAGCTCCCTGTCGAGATGCAACCGGACTTCGTGGAACGGGCGATGACGCAGAGTCCGGCAGAGTTTGTTCCGGCCTCGAATGCCGCGTTGAAGAAGTATCGTGAGGACCTCCGTGCAGGCAAGACGCCGGGCGAACCGACCTTCGAACCGGTACAACTTCTTCAGAAGCTCGGTGACATCAAGACCGCGTTGCAAGATTACAAACCGCTGGCCCAGGAACTGATTGCACTGGCCCAGCCCAAGACGCCTGAGGACATTTTCGGACTTGCACTCGCTTGGGTGCTGCGATCCGATCCGAAGTCCATCAAGGTGCAGAAGGACAAGTGGGAAGCGGAAATGGCCGAGAAGAAGGCCAAGAAGGAAGCGGCAAAGGCCGAGCGTGAGAAGAAGCGAGCCGAGGCTGCTGCGGCTGTTGCTGCAACAGTTTAAGTAAACTAAGACCGGGGCAACCTGGTCTTTTCTTCTCACACCAAACTCAAGGTAACAATGTCTACTGAAGCTCTTGCCGTTCCTACGCAGTCAATGGCCAAATACGCAACTGACGATGCTTTCAACGCTCTGGCGAAGTCTAATGATTTCTTGCCGCGATTCGCGTTGTACGGCTCAAACAGTAATGCGTGCAAGAAGGCTCAAATTGGAATCGGACATTATGGTTACACCGAAGGTGACAACATCATCGACTGTGGGGCCGAGGTTCGATGCTACGTCGTGAGCCTCCGGCTCAAGGCGATGCGTATCACTAATGACAAGGTTGAAGCCTATTTCAACCCGGACCATCCGGAATTCAAGCGAATCAAAGCGGAGTCCAACATCAAGGACACCGGTGCCCTTTGTGGTCCCGAGTTCCTTCTGTGGCTCCCGGAGCAGAAGGTGTTTGTCACGTTCTTCATGGCTAACAAGACCATGCGTCGTGAGGCACCTATCGTTCGCAGCTACATGCCTTCCGCCGAGAGTCCGAATGCAAAGCCGATGACCTTGAAGGTTCAGTTGATTGAAAAGGGCACTTACCTTTGGCACGGGCCAATCGTGACGGGTTGCTCGATTCCGCTTGCAGCACCCGATCCCGAAACCTTGGTCACGGAACTGGAGAAATTCAACAATCCTCCGGAACCGAAGGACGAGGCCGCGGGTGCATCTGAGAAGCAAGCAACTGGTCGTGCTCGGTAGTACATGTTGGGTGAAAGTTCAGACGTAATAGAAGGGTAAGGGCTGAACGTCCGCATATCCTACCTTCAACCCAACAGTTTATTTAGACCTGTGACAGAAAACATTGTCGAGGTCACGGAACCGATAGTCTAATTGGTAGTACAACGCGATTAAAAGCGGAGTGTCTGGGTTCGAATCCCAGTCGGTTCCTTTAGACTTGCATTGGGACAGGTATTACCAGTTCTACGACCTTAAGGGTGCAAGTCTAAGTTTGAAGTGTACACTTCAAAGTAGCACCGTTCGTCTAATGGTAGGATGGGTCCTTTATGGGCCTAGATGCGGGTTCGAATCCCGCACGGTGTTATTGGCCTCCTTGGTAACTAAACTGTGGGAGGGGAAGCCCAGGTGAGGCCATCTTTAACAAAGGAGCAGTTTAATGAAACTTGAACTGCTAGTCCAGCCAACTGTCAGCCACCCAACCTTGGGTAGGAATTTTCCTACTGAGGCGGTGGCTGAATTCGATTCTAGCAAGAAAAAGTTAAGCAACGCAATTGATGTATTGTCTGACACTTTCTTGAGTGCCACAAGACATATACACTTCGCGTTCTACTTTGAATTACAGTGTGATGCCCTGACAGAAATCCTTTGTTATTCCCGATTAACCATTAGCCGGGATGAAAAGGATAACGAAACTGACTGCGGTATCATGTCTGGAAGCCTTGATGACTTTTATCACGCTGCATTAATCTTTTGTCGGAAAGAAACGAATCGGACGTATCGCGGTTTTTTCAACGCCGTGCTCGCTATCATTGAAGCATCCGGCGTCACTTTGCCTTTCCGCAAAGTTGATCTTGGGGACTCAACCTACTCGGTGAAAAATGATTAGCTTTCAAGACGGACAGGAATCGGCCCACTGGCTTATTGTGGGTGATCGAAAACTCAAGACCTTCTTCGTAAAAGATGGTCCGCGGCTTTGGCTCTCGTTCGGTTTTAATAAACCGTTACTTGAAGAAGTCAAAGCAATGGATGGTGCCAGATGGCATGGCTTCGATGAACCACCAATCAAGAAGTGGTCTATCAAAGACAATGCCAGGAACCGGTTCCAACTGTCCTTCTTGGCGGGGCATAACCCTTATTCACCTTACGAGCAACCCCTGATTGACTACAAGTCAACCCGCACACCGTACAAGCATCAGCACATGGGTACCCGGTTCATGTTGACCCGGCACTATTGTATCTACGCGGCTGAAATGGGTACAGGTAAATCTCTTGCGGCCATCGAAGCAATTGAAAATGCCGGACTAGTTGGTGACGTTTGGTGGATAGCTCCGAAATCAGCCCTGGCCTCAACTTATCTTGAATTAGATAAATGGAAGGCCAAGGTACGTCCTGAGTTACTGACTTACGATTCCCTCAAGAAAGTTTTAGAAAACTGGCAAGAGGGACAGCCTCCACCGCAAATGGTTATCTTCGATGAATGCTCGCGAGTCAAGAATCCAACGGCACAACGTTCGCAAGCCGCTCGGCACCTAGCTGACTCTATCAGGGATCATTGGGGTGAGAAGGGTTACGTCATCCTAATGTCCGGGTCCCCGGCTCCGAAGTCTCCAGGCGACTGGTGGCATCTGTGCGAGATTGCTTGTCCCGGTTTTATTAGGGAAGGGACTCACCAGAAGTTCATACATCGTTTGGCCATTACACAAAAGAACGAGGGTGCGGCTGGTGGGTTCTACACCAATGTTCTAGCTTGGAAGGACAGCGACAAGCGTTGCTTGGAGTGTGGCCAACTTCAGGACCACACTGATCACAACCTATTGGACATGGCAATCAATCCGCATGTTCATGCGTTTGTGCCTTGTAAGAACGAAGTTGCGTTCCTCTATGAGCGGATGCAAGGTTTGGTCGAGGTCACCTTCAAGAAGGATTGCCTAGACCTGCCAGATAAGCAGTATCGTTTAATTAAACTGAAGCCGTCCATTAGTACGGTGAACGCCGCAAAGATGTTGGCTGTTCAGTACCCAGGTGCGGCGGAAAAATTAGTTAGACTCCGGGAGTTGTCCGATGGCTTCCAATACAACGAAGAAAAGACGGGCACCGAAGGGTGCGGAGCTTGCAAGGAGAAAGGCACAATCGACGATGTCCCGTGCGTTAGCTGCGGAGGCAAGGGGAAACTTGATACCTTTACGAGAACTTGGACGCAGCTACCTACGCCAAAAG